TTTATAAAAACACCTTTTATTTTATTATTTCCTTATATTATATTCATGGGAGAATTCAAGGCTATCAAATTTGATTACGCAACTATTAATGGTTGTTCTGGTTTTGACTTACATTGCTTTTGGCGCTGTAAGTTTTTACGTTTCAACCATTACGCCAAAAGAAAAGGTAATAAATGGGACACTGGGTTTCAGGATTATGTACTGGCATGGAATCTATTTTGCCAGCTCATTTATTTTATCTTTTTGGTTGGGATTATTAGCGTATTTTTTGATGTATATACAATAAAGCATGCTGATCACTGAAAGAAAATAAAGGAGTTATCATGAAGCTGACTAAATGAACCCGATTCAAAATATTTTAGCATCCAATGGCATTATAACGAAAGCCGCTGGAAATGTTGATTACCCGGGAATCGTGTTTGATAAAATGAGTGCTGATACCGGTGTTTATGCTCCTATTTCTACCTCCGATTATATTGATTTATCCACTGTTCATTCTGATGTTTACCGAGCTATTAAAGTTCGATCTGAATCAATCGCCTCTCTACAAACCCGGGTTGAGATAGCCAAAGGAGATGAAATAGAAAATATAATTGATCAGCCTGAGTTTGAGGTATTACGAAAACCAAATGAATGGCAAACTCATTTTGATTTCTATGAACAGACCATGCAGTACCTGGATGCAGCAGGGGAATGCCCTTGGTTGCTGGAGCTTCAGGGCAGTAAAATTATTTCAATGCTCCCGATTAATCCGAGTCTTTTAAAAGTTTATCCGCACAATAATTTCCTTGTTTCTCATTATGGATTTATAACGCCCACTGGTCAAGAAATCAAGATTCCACCGGAGTGTATATTTTTCCTAAAGTATAATAATCCGAATGATCACTTGCGTGGACTCTCACCAATTACAGCCTTGAAAAATGAAATCGTCCTTGATCTTCAGGCACAAAAAGGAGCAACCAGCACTTTCGCTTCAGGAGCAAAGCCGTCTGGTGTTTTAGCTCCTGAAAAGGATGTCGACATTGAGCCGGCAGAATACAAGGCACTATTAAAACAGATCAGAGAAAATTACCAAGGGTCAGATAATTTCGGTAAAATAATGGCGCTGAATGTTGGGATGAAATGGACTCCCATACAATACAGCAACGCTGATCTACAGTTCATGGAACTCAGGTATGGCACCGGGAAGGCGGTTGGTAAAGTTTATGGCGTGCCTCCAATCATGATGAATGATTACAAAGATGCCAGCGTCCTTGCCAACGCTGATACGCAGTACAAAATATTCTGGGATAATATCAAGCCGACTCTCGTTAAGTTGGAAGAAATATTCACATCTGATCTATTGCCCCGGATCAGTGCCAAGCAGGGAATCCGGTACCGATTTGATTTAAGCAAGGTTTCCGCTCTGAAGCCCGACCGTGGCAAGGAAGCAGAATTGTATAAAGGCGGGGCGGGATATACCCTGAATGATTACCGGGTAAATGTTTTGAATCTGGATGCTGATCTGGAAGACCCGAACATGAGAAAGAAACTAATGCCAAATAATATGACTTTCGTTGATGAGCCTGAAGTTGAGTCAAATGATCCTGAAGAAAAGGCGATCCGTGGACTGGATTTAATCAGTAAAGAAATCAACCAGCATTTGATTGAAAATGATCCTGAAACGCTTCATGAAAATATTCAGGGTAAAATCAGTAATATGGTTCAGGGTAAAGAGCAACGTGACTTTGATATCATCCGGGCTTCAGCTGAGAATTTTATAAACCAGAATGTCGACCGTCATAGTAAAAAAATGATCAAGAGTATTGATCCAATATTCACCAAGCAGTTAAATGAATTGCTGAAAAATCTACAAGGGCAAAAGATGTTCCGGGCGCCGACCTCTGAAGATATCATGTTCAATACCAATAAATATATTAGAGAATTTGAGAGTGCCGGCAAGCCTCATATTGCCAAGGCGCTGAAGGATGCCGGGCAACAATTCGCAAAGGCAAACGGGAAATCATTTGACCTGAATGATCCGGCCGTGGTTAAATATATTAACGAGGCATCCCACGAATACGCAGCATTATCTGTGGATACCACTTTCAACCAGGTGGATAATATTTTAAAAAATAGCCTGGCAGAGAAATTAACGATTGAAGAAATTTCACTGCTCATTGAAAAATATTTTGAAAATAATCAGGCAATGCGGTCTGAAAGAATTGCTCGGACAGAAATGATCAGGTCCACAAACAAAGGCAGAATGGAGTCAATGCTTCAACTGGATTTCACTCACCACATGTGGCTTTCTCAAAGGGATGCAGATGTTCGGGGAAGTCATTTTAAAATTGATGGAACGGTGGTAAAAGTTGGGAGTCCATTTCCACAAGCTGACGATACCATGGCAGACCCGACATTTCCGAGTAGCATAAATGAGCGATGTTATACGATCCCGGTCCAGAAGCCGAAGAATTAACAGGAGTTTTGTTATGAAGAATGAACGAGTTAAGAATAAAAATGGTAATCTGGTTGGATACCAAAGCGATATTGTTAGAGCATTCAACGAGGATGGTTCAATCAGATTCACCCTTACTGCTAAACAACTGGATCGATATTCTGAGGTTGTAATGCCTAAAGGGGTAAACCTGGCAAACTTTAAATCAAACCCTGTTGTTTTATGGGCACATAATTTCGCTCAACATGACGGGACTCCTATTGGCAAAATTAATCCTAAGAGCATAACGGTAACTGATGACAGTATTGAAGCTGATGTTGTATTTGATCAGAATGATGATTTCGCTAAAAAGGTGGAAGCCAAGATTCGTAGTGGATTTTTAAATACCGGCTCTATAGGATTCAAAGCAATTGATATTTCAAAAGAACCAGTTCTTCCTGGCCAAAAAGGGGCAACATTCACTAAATCTGAATTGATGGAATTTAGTATTGTTCCGATACCGGCCTTGCCGGCGGCAATGGCTCACAGGGATTACCGGGAACTGATGACTGACTCAAAGGAAGCCGGGATGGAAATTGTGGATGATTTGATTAATCGTTATTTTGATGTTGATACTACTCCGAAAGGTGGAATGGTTTCGGGAGCTGAAACTATGATTGAATTACCCCTTGAAGTCTGGGAAAGTGATAAATGCCAGATTGAAGAATATAATACATTGAAAGCCGGTAAAGTCATCAGCAAGAAAAATCGTAGTCTGCTTGAAAATTTAAAAGGTAATCTGGAAACGGCAATTGAATCACTTGGATCATTACTCAAAGCTGATTCAGCCCCGGAGCAAGAGGAAGAAGTTGAAAACATAGTTGATGAGAAAAATGCTCTGCCGGATGAAGTTAATTTAGAATTAAATACAAAAATTTCTGAACTGATTAATTTATTAAAACCAGGATCAGAATAAATTTAACCTGAGGCTCAAGAAGTCCTACCAAAATGAAAAAGGAGTCAGAAATGACTGAAAATACAAATGACAAAACACTGAAGTTGGTAAATGAGCTGACTGAAGTGGTTCGTGGTGTGGCTGATTCTCAGGGTGAACGCGACGAAAAAATTGCAAAAATATCTGAAGATTTACAGGAATCAATGGGTGTTTTGCAGGATTCACAAAGTAAAATGGAAGCCACTGTGGCATCATTAGTAGAAATCGACGAAAAGAAAACCAAGGATATTTTCGACCTGGTTGCTCGTGATTCCGCTCCTGCCGCCCACTGGGGTTATAGCGATCCGCTGACCCGTGCCTTATATGCCCCGCATACTAAGCACGAAGTTGGTCGTGGATATGTTCATGATGGAAAAGCCTATGATGTTTCTGATGATGTAATGGATATGAATGACAGTTTGTATCTGATGGGAATGATTAAGGCAATCGGTCATCAGATGCAGAATCCTGGCAGTAGAAAAGGATACGAAGAGCATGTGAAAGAATTTGAAACATATAAATTCTTCCAAGCTGAATTGGAACGGGATCCTGTACTTGCTAAAGCATTGGATACTTCCACCGCTGGATCTGGTAATGAATTTGTGCCTCAGGGATTTAGCGCACGCCTAATTGATGATGTTCGTCAGGCCTTGAAAGTTGCCGCTCTGTTTATGAATGTCCGGATACCTGCCAGAATGGACACCATGAAATCACCGGTTCAGGGAACATTACAGCTTCCTTATTTAATTGGTGAAGCGGCAAGTGATTCCGCAAGTAAAATTGGTGCCCGAACCGCTCCGACTGCTGATACCACATTTTCTGTGATTAATCACGGTTTACGGATGCTCTGGAGTTATAATTTCGAGGAAGATGTTGCGCTTGCCATCATGCCTTTCATTCGTTCCGAACTGGTTCAAGCTCTTGTTGCCGGTGAAGAAAAAGCGATAATAAATGGTGACACCGCAACCACTCATCAGGACACCGGCGATACCGTTGCTGCCTCTGATATCTTGCGTTCTTACGAAGGGCTGCGGAAACTCTGTGGTGGATCGAGCGGAAATGCTGCGGTTGACCTTTCAACTGTTTCTCTGGATAATACCAGAGCCATTCGTAAAAAGATGGGTCGTTATGGATACAATCCTGCCGAACTGGCTTACATTACCGGTTTCAGCGGATACATTCAGCTGTTGACAATTGATGAATTGATCACCATGGATAAAATTGGTTCACGGGCAAATGTTTTGAACGGCCAGATGGGAATGCTCGATGGTTCTCCAGTGGTAGTTTCAGAATATGTTCGTGAAGATTTGAACACCAGCGGAATTTATGACGGCACTACTGAGACTGATACTCAGTTATTGGTACCGAATGTTCGCGCTTTCCGTCGGGTTGACAAACCTTCCGGAGTCCGGATTGAAGTTGGCCGTGATATTGAAACCCAGCAGAATGTAGCGGTCGCAAGCCGCCGGCTCGGTTTTAAAGAAACTGTCACTCATGGTTCCGGTGAAGAAACTATTGGTAATGGATATTCCATAACCTCATAACGAAAACGATTCAAGTTTGGGAGAGCTGAAAGCATTGAGTCTTTCGTGAGCCTGAAGGAGAATAAAGGAGTTACAAGATGAAAGGTGTATTAGAAAGTCCCGGACGCCCCGGTCCAAGTGATGCGGCTTTGAAAGCCGTCGGTGTTCCAGCAATGGACAATCCGAAAGGTGACGGAAATGATTTTCAGTCATTCATGACTTTGCTGCGGGTTGCCGCTGGTCTAAATCATATAATTCAGGTCAATGACTGCGAAACCGCTGCTGATTTTACGGAATCAGATAACGGAACATTCGACATTGCCGCCTCTGCCGCAACTGGTAAACGAGTTGGAACTAACTGCATGAAACTCAGCTCGACCGGTGCTTGTGATGGGACTCAATATGTTCAGAGTCTTTTGATTGATGAATCAAGCAAGATTGCGGTTCAGAGTGGGAAGCGTCAGGCTGATTGGCGTGATAGTAATTATGTTGGTTTCTGGGTTCATAATGAAGCCAATGGTGATTACTCCACCGCCGGTGAAATGACATTTGCCATTGTAAATGATGGAACAGTTTCATCCGAAACTAATGTTCCAGCGTTGGTTGATGATGTCCATGCATGGGTACAAATTGATATATCAAGTTTCCGCCGTGATAAAGTTGAAGCAATTCGATTTTATTGCTCTGCCGGTGCTGGTGAAGATTTGTATGTTGATGATATTATCCGTTATCAGGTTCAGTTTAATGGTGGACCTCTCTACGGAAAATCATTCCCAATTAAATCCGGAACGACCCTGAATGAAAATCACTGGGTAAAATGGACTGTAGATGGATTGATTGCAAGTTCATCCGCCGCCAATGTGGCTGATCTTGGTCCTGCTTATCTTGGGTCTTCCAGTTTGACCGGAGTTGCTGGCCGAAGCAAGCATGCCGTGGTGCCTCTGGCCTATCTGTTCCTACTCAAAGCCAATGCCGCAACAGTGGCTGGTGAAGGTTTGGAGTGGGCGGCTGATGGATTTGCTGCAGGGGTTGGTAATGGTGTTGATGAAAATGCTTTTGCAAAAGGTCTGGAAGCCGCTGGAGCACAGGGCGACTGGATATTTGCAACGATTGCCGCTAATGGAGATTACATTTCATAAGTTGGTTTGATTGATAATATAGTGGGCTGTTAATTCAGCCCACTATTTAAAAGGAGGCACATGATGTCCGATTTACTTACAAACAAAGATAAAATTAGAGCAATATTCGTTGGTATAAAAGGCCAGGCAGAAAAGTATTCTGGCGATGGTTTAGAATGTAATATTAAATATCCTGATTCATGCGTGGTTGATATTCTTCCGCTGAAGGCTTGTCAATTGTATGCTGATTTCCCGGAGCAGTGGAAATTCCCGGACGTAGATATAAAAGAATTATCAGAGGATTATAACCCTAAACTTTTAGTTCAGGCTAAAAGCAAAAAGGGCGTCACCCTTATTCATGCCAACGGAAAGAAAGAACATTTTCCAGCAGGCACAAAATTTGAAATTATTAAACCACCGAAAGAAAAGAAAAAGGCTAAAGAAAAAGGATTGTCACAGGAAGCAGAACCGGTAAATGATCCTGCTCCACCGCCTGAAGTTGAGCCGGTAAATGATCCTGAACCAGAACAGGTTGAGGAAAAGCCAGTTTCTGACTTCCCGAAACATATTGGTGGTGGATTTTATGAGCTTTCGGATGGTAAGAAAATTCGTGGTAAAAAGAAAGCTAAAAATGCGCAAAAAGAAATTGATGAGGTGAGTGATGCAGACTAAAAATATAGATGCCAAATCCGCTGCCGGGCGCTATGCCTTTGGTGGTAATTTTGTGAAAGGAACCCGGATCAATGTCAGCGGTCATTATTCTGATAATACAGCTATCAATGATAATGGTGATGGAACGGTTGATATTGCAATCACCGGGCATGGATTTGTGACTGGCGATGAGGTTGTTGTAACCGGAAGCGTTGAAAGTCTGGATGGAACTTATACCGTCACCAAGAAAAATGCCAATGCCATAACGATCACTGCGGCTTATGTGGCGGAAACTCCAGCGGCAAATACCATGGAAATCAAAGGGCAAGGACATATTACTCTTGACAAAGATGCTTCAATCGTCAGATTACTGGCCGAAACAAATTGCCGGATGCTCTGGGATACCACCTCTGATAGTGATATTACTCAGACTGGAACCAGCCGTGATGCTGCATGGTTGAGAGCACAACAGCCGTGGGAAGAAAAAATTCCCGGTGGTTTATATGGTGGAGGTCCAGCCAGATCAAGTAATGAAACAATTTATGTTCATATTATGGCTGAGTCATTAACCCAAGCGGCAAAATATGTTGATCATGTTCAGCAGTAAGGAGAATTGAAATGCCTTTCACAGGAAATGTAATCACAATATCCGGCGTTCAATATCCGTATTCTGAGGCGGTTTCAATCGGCGCCGGAAATACTCAGACAATAACTCATGCTCTGGGACATATTCCTCAGGTGGTGGTTTTGGATAGCTCAAGCGTGGAAGTTGATGTTCAAATAACCCATGATGAAACCACTAAAAATTCTTTCATCATTGATCCCGGTGGAGTTGCATTGACCGGAACGGTATATTATATCTGATGAGTGTATTCGCTGAAACATTCGCCGGAATGATTAAGAAAGGCGAAGGAGTAAAGCCGGTCTGGTATATTGGGACGGTGGCTGATTCTGCTACAGAAGTTTCAATTGGCGGAGCATACAGGGCGATCAGGCACAATAATTTACAAGTGAGGATATTATGAAAAGACTTTTAACAACTCTGCTGATATTAACCAGCCTGATATTCGCTGAAAAGGATTATTACATT